CGGTTGCCCGTCGCGTCGGTCAGGAAGTCGTGGTTGTTCGTGGTGCCGATGAACACGCACACACGCAAGCGCTGGACGGTCTCGCGGGCGTACTTGGGCCTGATCACGTCCTTGGTGGATGTTATGAACGCCTTGATGGCCTCTATCTCGCGCGCCTTCTTGGTGGCGAGCAATTCGGCCATCTCGGCTATCCACAGGCCGCGCAGCTTCTCCACGGCGGCATCGCCGTCGATGGTGTTGAAGTTGTCGTTGTACCACGCGGGGATGTGGGCGAGCAGCGCCACGTATCGACTCTTGCCGATACCCTGCGGTCCGACCAGCACGGGCATGTAGTCGAACTTCGCGCCCGGCTCGTACGCGCGCGTCACTGCGCCTAACATGAACATGCGTTCAATCTCGCGGTTGTATGCATTGTCCTCGGCGCCTAGGGCGTCCACGACCAGCTGACCGATTCGGTGCTCGCCGTCCCATGCCAGAGAGTCGAGCCATTCGGTCACGGGATTGCGCTCGTTCTGCCTGCACACGAACTGGCACGCGTCGATGATGCGCTCCTTGGCGGTCAGGTGGTACGAGCGCTCCAGGTATGCCGTCAGGCCGACGTAATCCTCGTCGGTGATTGGCCGCTCCCCCGCCCTCTCGTCCCAAGGGACGGGGCACGTGACCATGCGCGCGTACGCCATCTTGTCGTACCAGAAGCGGCCAGACAGTTTCTCGTTTGCGTTCATCGCCACGATCATGTTGCTCGTGGTCTGCTTGACGGAGCCGTTGCTGTTGGTTTCCAGCGTTGCGACACTGGACGAGCCGGGTTTGCCAACCCCAACGTCCTCGCCGATGAACGTTCCCTGGCCGTCGTGGCCGGGGCCCTTTTTGCACACCTGCTTGATGATGCCCTTTAGCTCGCTCTCGCCCATCGGGCTGACGCAATTGCGCTCGTTGGCCACGTGTATCATCGCGTCGATTGCATCGTCTGCATATCCGCGGCTACGTAGGCTGCATCCGTATCGATAAAGTGTGTCGTTCCTATCGCCGAGCTTGATGCGCTGTGGCAGCTGGAATCGCTCTCCCTGCGCCACATCGTCTTGGCCCACGCCCCCGTTTCGCTGGACGTAATCGATGAATGCGTCCACGTTGGCGTCCACGGGCGCAACGTCGCGCTCCCATGGCGCGTCGCCCTTGTTCCACTCGTAGGTGCGCCCGTTGGGATGGACGGACGGCGGGGCAACGATGTAGCTGCCCTCGCCGCGCACGTCCACGCCCAGGTCCACGTTCACGCTCGGATGGTATGGCTTCTCCGCGCGGTACAGGTAGTGCATGCCGCCGCGCCCTGTGATCGCAGTCACGGTGGCGGGCAGCTCGCCCGACTCGTCCTCCCATTCGGAGAGGGTGTCGAAGCCATGGACGCCTTTGTTGTCGTCCTCGTCAAAGTCGAGCACCACGAGGTTGTTGGACGCGCTGCCGCACACGATTGCGATGTTGAGGTCAGGGCGCTGCGTCCACAGCTTGCGCGCGTCCTCTGGGTTGTTGAACCAGTCATTGAGGCCGTTGGCGGTAAGCGGGCGCTTGCCTCGCGGCAGGATGGGGATGATGCCGAATCCGTGCTCGCAGTACCAGACGGCTGCTCTGCCTAGCTCGGAAAGAGTCTCGTCTGCCATTATGCCCCCGGTGCTGTCACGGCGTCAGTCGTAAGCCCGCGAAGCTCGGGGAACAAGTAATCATCCAGACAGCGCGCGACGGCCACCTCTTTTTCGCTCGGTATGTCTAGCTCCATCTGGTTTTTGTCGGCGTCGCTCTCCTTCTCGTCGCCCTTGATAAGCCTGCGACGGATGCCGATGAAATGCGTCTCTCCGTACTCGGGGTTCTCTCGAATGAGGAACCTGCTAATGAGTGGGCCTGCGTCGTTAAGCAGCATCTTGCGCAGCTTTAGAGGCATCGCATCGTCGTCAACCTTGAGCATGTTGAACACCTGCCTGATGCCATACTGGACGTTCCACACGGTCTCAGGCCAGACGCTGATTCCGCGGGCGGCATAGTTGCCCTTCGCGTTCTGCATGATAGCGCGGAGAATCCATTGCGGCGTCTGTTCGATAACGCACATGCCACGCTCACGCCTTACGACTTCATCCTCGCCCAGATAGATGATCGTGCCATCGTCGTCCACGATGGTGCTTGGCTGCAGCGGCTTTGAGTACACCTTCTTCCCTGCCTCGTTGACGCTCTCGATTAGCGTGCCGTGCTCGCGCAGGTACTCGCGCCTGTCCGGCAGCAATTGGAACTCGGGCATGTCGATGCCGTACGATTCAGTCATGTTTCACCCCCAACAATTCGCATATGCGCCGCGCTGAATAGCGCGGGTTGACGTATTCAAAGCGGCATCCGTAGTCGCGCTCCATGGACTGGATGATTTTCGCCATGGTCGAGCCGCGCATGGGCTTGCTGTGGTACCTCTTGCATCTGCCGTTGGCCGCGGGGTCGCACAGCAGGCGCCTGTACTGGTCGCAGCGCTTGCACGTGTTATTCACCCACCTGGTCACGTCCTCGGTGGAACGGTAGGGAAAGCCGACCTCGACCAGCACAACCAGCCTGCATCCCGCGTCCCTCGCCCGCTCCATCTCGCGTGCGAAGCGGTCGTGATCGCGTCCCACGTCCATGGCCACCTCGGCGAGGTTGCGCTTGGTGTCAATCAGGATGTTGGACTGGTCGGTCGCGTAGTCGCCCGCGTCCAGCTTCTTGCGCACGACCTCTATGCCGTGCGCCTCGAACCACGCGCGTTTGGCCTCGTGCTTTCCCTTCTGCTGCCGCGTGTCCTCGTATATAACCACGGGTCACCCCTTCGGATAGAACGGGGACGGCACCGAAGCGCCGCCCCCTGCCTTGCTAGTCAAACGGGATGGGTCCGCCGTAGGGCGTGGCGTTGGCGTTGCCGACCACCTGCCCGCCGCCCACGCGGCCAGTGCTGCCGCCGCGCAGCTCCTTCTTGGCGCGCGGCTTCACCTTGCCGTCGCGCACGTCCTGCGCATTCACGACCTGGCAGACGTTCAGGCGCGTGCCCGTCTCGCCGTCGGTGCGCTCGTACTCTTCCTCTTGCAGATTGATGCCGACCAGGCGCCCGACGAAGATATCGAGGCGGCCAGCGTCCCACGCGGCGAAGGGGTCAAAGCCTGGGTTGGACGCGGCGATTGCCTCCAGACGGCCCTTGAGCATGCCCAGCGCGGTCTCCTTGTAGCTCATGAAGAAGTGGTGGGCGTAGGGGTGGCTCTTGCCCCAATCGTCGCTGTAGTAGTTGGCGTGCTCGCCCTCGGCGATGTCGTAGATGGCCTCCACGTACTCCTTGGCCTCGTTGTCCTTCATCTCGACCAGGCGGGCCACGTACGGGCCAGCGGGCAGCGGGGTGAAGCCGCCATCGGTGGACGATTCGATGCTGTTCCAGTTGAATGAGCGCATTGTCTAACCCTTCTTCCTAATGGTCCTTAGCTTGCTTTCAAACAGGCGGTCGCGCGGGTCGAAGCAGTGGACGGCCAGTTGTAGGAATGCGCAGCAATACGCGTCCCACGTTCTGTCGAGCGCCACCTGCTCCGCGCAGCCGTCTGCCATGAGCTGGTTGTATCGGGTGTTGCAGGCCGCGAGCATTTCGCCCACGGTCTCGGCGCTAGGCAGCGCCATCGCCGCCCCACCCGATGAACTCGCGTAGCCCCTGGTCGAGCTGCGCCACGTCGTTCGGAATCTCGTCGGCGTCGAACGCGCCGCACGACTTCGCGGGCGGCTTGTTGCTCACCACGAAGCGGTGGTCGGTGCCGTTCGTCTCGGCGAGCACGACCACGTTGAACATGCCCACGAGATTGACCTTCTCGTTGAGCAGCTTGCCCACGGTGGCGGGCACGAGGTTTCCTGCCGCGTCCACGTCGGTGTGCATCGTGAGGTACACGATCACCTCGCCGGGCAGGTCGTTCACGAACTCGATGAAGCGGTACACTCGCCCAGCGATTTCCTTGTAGACCTCGAACTGGTCGCGGTACTTCTCGTCGCCCCACGAACCGCGCATGTAGATGTCGGTGATGCAATAGCCGAAGTCATCCACCACCACGATGGGGTACCGCTCCGAGTACGCCTTGACCACCTCGGCCAACTGGTTGAAGTCCTTGGTGCGCGCGAACTTCTTGCCACCGCGGAACGGCAGCATGGTCTTTTCGCACTCGACCAGCCCGTAGGCATCGTTCGGCAGGTTGCGCAGCGCGTAGGTCTTGCCCGCGCCGCTCGCGCCGAGAATAAGGACGGGGATTGCCATGTCTAGTTGCCTCCTTCCAGCAGCCCCGCGATGGTCGCGGGCAGCGCGTTGCCGAGCGCCGCGGCCACCTTCTCGGGCCTCACTCGCAGCGTG